ACCAGAGCGCGCAGACCTGGGGCATCAAACTCAATTCCGACCTCGATCTGCTGGACGCGCACGCTGCGGCGATGAAGGCGTTTCAGGCGGGCAACGACGCGCGCATCAACGCCCTGATCGCCGCCGCCCTCCCGCGCGGTTGCATCATCGCCTGGAGCGGCGGGGCCGGGAACATCCCGGCGGGCTGGTTGCTGTGCAACGGGGCGAACGGGACGCCCAATCTCACCGACCGGTTCATTTTGGGTAACACCGGCAACCGGACCAACTGGGAGGCGGGCGGGGCATTCCTGTCGCCTTTCGCCACCACCGACGCCAAGGGGTTTCACAGCCACGGCGGCATCACGGCGGACACGACGCTGAACGTCGCCCAGATGCCGTCGCACTACCACACCGGGGCTACCGACGCGCAGGGCGACCACGCCCACAGCGTCCCTGGCGCCTGGGGCGCGAACGGCGGCGGCGCGAACGTGGCGGTGGGCGGCGGGTTCTTCACCGGAAACGCGCTGCCCACCACCACCACCGGTGCCCACCAGCATAACTTCTTCACCACCTACCAGGGCGCCGACCAGCCGCATCACCACGGCATCAGCGCGGAGGCCAATCACTCCCACACCGTCAGCGTCAATGTGACGCCGCCTTACTTCTCCCTGGCCTACCTGATGAGGGCCTGACGATGGCGACCACCACCCCCAATCTGAACCTGTTGAAACCTGTTGTCGGCGCCGATGACGACGCCTGGGGCGCGATGCTGAACGGCGACCTTGACATCATCGATAACCTCGCGCCGCTGGCCTCGCCCGTGTTCACCGGCAACCCGACCGCGCCGACGCCCACCGCAGGCGACAACGACACCAGCATCGCCACCACGGCGTTCGTGCAGGCCGCCATCGGCACCGTGCCGGGCGGCGCCACCATCGCGCCCACGCCCCCCGCGCTCAACCCCGGCGCGCTGTGGTGGGACAGCACCGGGGGGCAGCTCTATGTCCGCTACAATGACGGCAACAGCACCCAATGGACCGCCGCCACGACCCTCCAGGGGCAGGCGGGCGTGGCGACCACGTCTTACGTGGACAATGCCGTTACGGGCGCCCACCGCAACGTCGGGCGTAACCTCATTCATAACGGTTTGTTTACGGTAGCCCAGAGGGGGGCGGGGCCGTTCAACTTCAACGCTTCAAACGGATACACCGCTGACCGTTGGAGTTGCGCCGCTTCCGGTGGCGACACGATGAGCGTCACGCCGCAAGGTGCGGTGGGTCTTAGCGTGGCCGCAGGTTTCGGTGACGAGGAAGCTATTTTCGCGCTCGGGAATACTTTCACCGGAACGGCTACTGCCGCGTCGATGAATAACGTCGTGCAGCGGATTGAGAATGTCCGCAGGCTGTCAGGAAAGACAATCGTCGTTAGCTTTTACGCCTGGGCGTCAGCCAACGGGCTGAAGTTGGGTATCAATCTGGTGCAGAATTTTGGCACTGGTGGATCGCCATCCGCGAATGTGCTGGCGCTTGCGACTGGTATCGCCACGACTTTATCCACCACATGGACACGTTACAGCGTGGCGATTGCCATTCCGTCAGTGGTAGGCAAGACATTCGGCACCACGGCGGGAACCGACTTCACGGCCCTTCAATTCTGGTATTCGTCCGGTGCCACGAACGCTGCAAACGCCGGGAATATCGGCGTCCAATCAGGCACCATTGCCATCTGGGGCGTGCAACTCGAAATCGCCGCCCCCGGCCAGACCGCGCCCTCGCCGCTGGAGAAAATGGACGCCCAGCAAACCCTTGCCGTGTGCCAACGGTTTTATCAGGTCATCAAAGCTAGCGCCCGGTTCGTCGCAGGCGGCGCCTCGAATTTCATGGACTGCACCGTCACGTTTCCGCCGATGCGTGCAACGCCGTCTGTAACGTCTCTAGGCACTGAAGGCAGCGCAAATTTGTCAGCATCGAGCTTGGTGATTACGCCGGGGACGCTCAGCGGCGGGCGGTTTGAGATCAGCAGCACGGCGGCGGGCGATACATACGATCTTGGTCGAACATACGCACTATCGGCGGACCTCTGATCATGCCCCCACTCGACTTCCCCAACTCCCCGTCCCTCAACCAGCTTTACGCTGGCCCCAACAACGTCCAGTGGCAATGGGACGGCAGCAAGTGGCTGGGCACCCCCAACACCCTTGGCCCCATCATCGTCGCTGCCAGCCCGCCCACGTTCGTATCCGGCCAGCTATGGTGGGACAGCACGGGCGGCAACCTCTATTTGGGCTATGACGACGGCAACACCCAGCAATGGGTGCCCGCGTCCAACATCGCCGGCCTCGCCAATGCCGCCACGACGATGGACGTGGACAAGGCGTTGAACGATGTCGGCAGGAACCTCATTCATAACGGTCTGTTTACGGTTCGGCAGCGCGGCGAGGGTGGGTTCAATGCCACAATCGGCACCGCGATCTTCAGTTATGACCGTTGGCGTATCTTCGCCGGGGCTTCGGGTGACGTTTATTCGATCTCGCGCAACCCGGCGACCGATGCCGACCGGACGGCGATAGGCGATGAAACCATATCGCACTACGTCACGCACAACGTGACGGGCGGTGCCGGGGCGACCAACGGGATCGACTTTTCCCAGGTGATCGAGGGCGTGCGGCGTTTCGCGGGCAAGACCGTTATCGTGTCGTTTTACATGGTCGGTCCCGCGAACGGAAAGGTGGGCGTCACGCTCAGTCAGCAGTTCGGCGCGGGCGGCGGGGCGTCTGCCGCCGTAACCGGGGTCGGGCAGCTTGTCACGACCCCCGGCACATGGACGCGCCATGCGGTCGTGTTCAACGTGCCCAGCATCCAGGGCAAGACGGTCGGCACTGACGGCAACGACGGCACCCAGTTGGAATTTTGGTTCTCGGCGGGAAGCAACTTCGCCACCCGATCTGGCGGCGTTGGCGCCCAGACCGGGTTCTTCAATATGTGGGGCGTCCAGCTGGAGATCGTGCAGCCGGGCCAGACCGTGCCCACGAAACTGGAAAAGCGCGATCCCGTTTTGGAATTGCAGCAGTGCCAGCGGTTTTATCAAACCGGCGCAGTCAGCATGTATAGCTACAACACCGCAGGCGCCTACGTGACGCAGATGCTGCCGCTGCCGGTTACGCTGCGGTCTAATACCCCCGTGGTCACGCCGACATTGACACCATCAAATCTGACTGGCGTGACGATGGACGCGCAAGGACCGGGGGCTGTGCGCGTGGTGGCGACGGCAACCGCAACCGGCGCCTGCAATGCCATCGGTTCCTTCACAGCCAGCGCGGACCTATAGACATGGCCCTAGATTTCCCCCCAGGCACAACCGGCGCCACCTACACCGGCCCCAATGGCACCCTGTGGTCCTGGGACGGCGCCAAGTGGATATCCGGCACATCCGCCAATGTCTACGCGGGCATCAACAGCCCGGTCTTCACGGGCGACCCCCAGGTGCCGCAGCCCCAGCCCGGCGACAGCGATGCCACCATCCCCACGACCAAGTTCGTGTCCGACGCCGTGGCGACCTCGCTGCATGACGTGGGCAGGAATTATCTGCACAACAGCATGTTCAATATCGCGCAGCGCGGGGCGGGGCCGTTCACTGCATTTGGCACGACCACACTGGACCGCTGGTATTTAACTGGCGTCACCGATACCGCCAACACCTCGCAGGGTGCTTTGGGGGATGGGGGGCGGGCCGAGATTGGCGACGAGGAAGCCGGTTTCTTCTGGCTGAACAACTTCACCGGCAATGCGGCGACGGGAGCCTATCACCGGCTGGATCAGCGTATTGAGAATGTCCGCCGGCTCGCGGGCAAGACGGTGACCGTGTCGTTCTGGGCTAGATACACGGCGGGAACGCCTAAAATCGGCATCAACATGACGCAGAATTTCGGCACAGGCGGTTCGCCGTCTACTGCCGTGCAAGTGCTTTTGACTGGTAATTCAATTACGCCGGGTCCAACGTTTGCGCGCTATACCACGACAATCACACTGCCCAGCATCAGCGGCAAGACGCTAGGCACAAACAACGACCATTTTACCGCGCTGCAAATCTATTTCTCATCCGGCGCGACGCAGAACGCCGCCGCCGGTAATATCGGCGTCCAATCCGGCACGGTGAACCTCTACGGCGTCCAGCTTGAACTCGGCTCCACGGCCACGCCGCTCGAAAAGCTCGATCCGGTCACGCAACTGCAACAGTGCCAGCGGTTTTTCTACACGGGCCAGATTGTATTCGGCGGATACCAACCGGCTTCCTCCAATATGTATGTGACAAGCCCGCTGCCCGTGACGATGCGGGCGGCGCCAACGATCACCCCCGTTTCCAACACCAACAACAATGTCGGGACCATAACCTGGGGCGTGAACGCCGGTAATAACTCCATCAATGCGGGCGCTCCCGCCGTAGTCACGGGGACAGCCATCATCAACACGATATTCACCGCCAGCGCGGACCTATGAACATGGCAGAGGGGAACTAGAGCATGATCGACATCCTCGTCTACCTGCTGATCCTCTGCCTGATATTCGGAGTGATCTACTACGTGCTTCAGCTTCTGCCCCTGCCGCCGCCATTCATGCTGATCGTTCAGGTGATCCTGGCGCTGGTGATGGTCCTATTCCTGCTCGACATCCTGCTGGGCGGCCGGTGGGTCGGCCTGGGGCCGCCGAGGCGCCTGCCGTGACGCGTCCAGCGCCCAGGTCAGCAGCACGCGGATCGCCGCCGCGCGGCTCATCAGGCGGTGGTCGTGCCAGTATGCGTCTATGCGTGCCAGCATCTCCGATGATATCCGGAGGGGCATCGTCGTGTATGTTTCGGTCATATCGGTTCCTTTACATGCGATGGTGATATCACATGAGCGACCGAGCACTCTACTACATCGTTATCGGTTTGATCTGGGCCGCCCTGGCGACGGCAGGGCGGGGGATATGAACCCGCGCGGGGTCCGGTGGGTGTTCAACGAGGCCGGGCGGGGCTTCACCCTGTCCGTCTACCGGGACGGCGCGGTCCGGGTCTATCTGGCGGGCAAGGTATTCTGGCTGTGGGGGCGGCCATGAGATGGAAGAGCAACCGCCAAAACGTCCTAGCTGGATCACTCTTGGCGTTGCAGGCGCCGCCCTGTCGATTGCCCTCTATGTGTTCCTCATCGGGTCGGAGATAGGAACGATGAGGCAACAGGGCGCGAACCACGAGATCAGGATTGTCGCCCTGGAGACGCACGGGTCCGGTCCGGTCCAGACCACGGCGGCGAAGGTGGAGGGCCTGACCTCCAGGGCCGACCGCATACTGGAGGGCCTCCTGACGCTCCAGCAGCAGATGGGCGACCTCAAGGCGACCCAGCAGACGCAGGGCGTGATATTGAACCGGCTGCAGGAAGACGTGGCCAAGCAAGGAGCTACCAAATGAAGGTCGAACTGAAACAAGAGGAGTGGCAGGCGGTCCTCGCCCTGCTGGCGCGGTCCCCCTATCAGGAGGTGGCGCAGCTCATCCAGAAGATCGCGGAGCAACTCCAGGCGCCCCCGGCGGCGGAACAGCCCAAGCCGCACTTCAGGGAGGTTACCAATGGCTAAGGGGGTGGGTGGTTTCAAGCCGCCGATGCTCGCGCCCAAGATGCCGAAGCAGGCCTCCCTGCCCAAGCAGGCGGCCCTGCCGAAGGCCCTCTCCATCGCGGCGGCCAAGGCGCCGACCGTGAAGGTTAAGGCAGTGAAGCTGCCCAAGGTGTTCTCTTCCGGACCGATGAAAGGCCTGGGCAAGCTATGACCCTGTCGCCCCTCAAATTCCCGCCCGGCATCGCCCGCGTCGGCAGCGACGGGATGCAGAGGGGACGCTGGTGGAACGCCAACCTGATCCGGTGGCGGAATGGCGGGCTGGTGCCGGTGGGCGGCTGGGTCCGCCTGACCAGCTCGCCCCTCGCCTCGCCCGCCCGCAAGATGCTGGCGTGGCGGTCGGGCCTCGATATCCGCTACCTCGTGATCGGGACCGACACGAAGCTGCTGCTCCTCGATCAGGACCAGATCATCGATAAGACCCCGGCGGGGTTCATTCCGCTGCCGCCGCTGAACCAGGGCGGCGGCTACGGCACCGGGCCGCATAACTATTCCACCTACAGCACGCCGCGCGATGCGGGCGCCTTCGGCCCGGCGGGGAACCCCTACCAGCGGGCGCCGACGTGGACCATCGACACGTTTGGCGAGGACATCATGGCGGTCGCCAGCTCCGATGGCCGCCTCCTCCATATGTCCCCCAACAGCGCGACCACGGCGACCTTCGACGCCATCGCCACGCCCATCGCCAACGCGCCCCTGAACAATCGCGGGGTGATCGTGACGGAGGAGCGCCACGTGATGCTCTTCGGGGCGGGCGGCAAGCCGCGCGGGATCGCATGGTGCAGCAGGGAAGACTTCAACAACTGGACGTTTACCGATCCCAACAATACCGCCGGGTTCCTTGAGCTGGACTGCCAGGGGGTGTTCGTGAATGCGGTCAAAGTGCGCGGCGGCATCTTGTTATGGACCGAGAAGGAGCTGTGGATCGCCCGCTACGTGGGCCTGCCCGCCGTCTACGGTTTCGAGCGGGTGGGGCAGAGCTGCGGTCTGATCGGACCCAACGCATTCGCCGCCGCTGCGGGCAGCGCGATCTGGGCCGGGTCGGGGGCGTTTTGGACCTATACGAATGGAACGGTGCAGCCTGTGCCCTGCGACGTTTCGGACTACTTCTTCCGCCGGGCGGTCCCCGATAGCCTGTCCGCGCGGATGGTGGGCGGCGCCAACGGGACGTTCCCCGAGGCTTGGTTCTTCTTCCCCGAGGACATCGGGGTCGAGAACACCTCATATATAGTCTACAACTATCTGGAACACTGGTGGACCATCGGCAGGCTTGGCCGGTCCGCCATCGATGGCTCCGGGGTCTGGCCGACCCCGCTCATGGCCGGAACGGACAACCACATCTACCAGCATGAGACGGGGTGGACCGCCGCCGGGGAGACGCGGGCCGGGCAGGTATTCATCGAGAGTGCCGCCCAGGCGGGGCCAGCCAATGGCGACCGCATCATGCACGTGGTGGGCGCGCAGCTCGACAACGGGACGTCCTACGACTGCACCACGTTCTCCGCGTTCACTAGGTCAACCTCCGACGACCCGGTCGAGTATTTCGAGGGGCCGTTCACGCCTTACGATGACGGGTGGGTGGAGTGCCGGTTCTCCGGCCGGGACATCCGCTTCCGCCTGGAACAGGTGGAGGACGAACCCTGGACCGTGGGCGAGATGCGCCTCGACGTGGTGCCGGGGGGCCGGAGGTGAACCCCAACATCCCCCACCCGATGAGCACGAGCTACGACCTGACCTGGGCGCAGCGTCTGGTTGACACGCTTTCGCTCGCCTTCAACC